CTACACTCTTGTATATTTTTAGTTATAAACGGATCACCGTTTTACACTAATTTTATATAATTGTTAAGATTTTAATATCTTTTACAACATACTTTTCAGTACCTAAATGAAAAGTTTGGTAGACTAGTCCCTATAGTCTGCTAAAGTTCATGGCAACCACGTTTTTCCATGTTTATGTATGCATCCGATCTTGGATGCTAAGCAAGTCCGATCACCCAGAAATTGAGATTTCTGAGGTTCGATCGATGAACCTGAACTAGTTATATCTACACTGCCGGTTAACTAGTGGGCGCGCATGCCTGGCAGCAATTGCGAACTGAAATGGTCTTCGGGAGACCAAATTGGTATGGGATCTTTCCCTAATAGGTCGTTCTAAGTGTTCAATTCTTTTTTGATACGATATGCTCTCATGATCAAATTGCACATCATTTATATCTAAATGAATGTATATTCGGCAATTTGTGATTCAACATATTTAAATAGTATCATCATTGTTATTTGGCGTGGTATTAATCACCATACAATAATTTAATTGTTCCATGAAAACCTCACTTATCGCAGCCCTTCCCTTCTATGCGATACACATTCTTGCACACCGACCTGGAGCGGGTTCTCTTCCAGTTTTTTATGTCTTTTTGTACGTAGCCATACTCTATCAGAGTTGACAAAAAGAGCCGTTGTGATACGGTCATCATCACCAAATTCATTTGTCCTTTCAAAAGGGTAAGGGATTTGTGAATGCGTTTAACGAGCAGTTTTAGTGCAGTGCAGCGAACTAGCGAACAATATTAGCTATTTTACCGATTGTTTATCAGATAATTGCAATGAGTAAAATACCTATAGTTCCTAATAATCCAGCACAATGATCGCTTTAGCGGTCTGCTATCACTAATACATAGAGCTATGTTTTATGCCTCTTCATATTTTATTTAAACCTTATCTGGGCCGAAAATAGAATCGAAACAAAGTACAGTCAAGCGCTCGAAACGTTTCTACCTCTATTAGAGCCACCGAAAGTGAAGTCGAATTTCGCCCCCATAGTTGTAGGTATTTCGAAATGCTTTTCGATATTATGGGACGAGGGTTCACAGCCGTCGTTTAAAGACTAAAGCTAATATTCAATCATGGCTTCATTCAACACACAAACCTCTTCTTCTTCTTCTTCTTCTTCTTCTTCTTCTTCTTATTCCAAACAAGCTACTTATGTTTGGAATGGTGAGCATGTACCCATGCCTCATTCCAATTCACCTATGCCTTCAGGCATTCCGATTGGATCTCGCACTTACAAACAAATTATGAGACATCGAAAGCACGAACGTCGTGCTTTAAATCTCAAGAAATTAAATTCCTCTGAGGATATGATTGATTGGGAGACACTTTCACTTCGAACACCCGAGGAAGTGAAAGAAGTTGAGTATGCTGCCGCGAACTGCAGCACACAATTAGAAAACGGATGGACAGTTCCTCAATATACCGTCGCCACCCGTTACACAAAAAGCACTATTGCGAAACCCACGTCCAAATTTGGACAAATCTTTGATGAAGCTGTAAGCTTCATTTCCCTGTGGGAATCGAGAGGCTACGTTGCTCTGCGTGGCCCGATTGGGACAGCAAAGTGCATTTTCGGTATAGTTGAGTGGATTTTGAGTGGAAACCTTCCTCAAATTCGCACTCTGGTAGATGAAAGTTCTTTTCATTCACCAAAAGATTCTTCGTATCATTTTCGACGAAGAATTATTCAGTTCATTTCTTTAACTGCCTGGCCTAATGTGGCAGTTCAATTTACGGCTTATGTAGACAAACCGTCAGTTGAAATTCATCGAGAAATGTTCGTGAGAGGACTCAAGTCCTTTGAGTCAATTGTGCCAGCATTTCAATCTGGCGAAGATGAATTAGGTGGATACATTGATTTTCCTGAGTTTCAAACTGGTCCCACTGACTGGTTTACTACTTGGAGAAAATCTGTTGTTTTCACTGTTTTCGAAGACGCCCGCTGCTATTGTACGGAGACTATGAGAGAGTCCTTTTCTCATTATGGTCAAACGCTGTTTCTTTGTGCAGTTGGAGCAGTCTTGTGCGTTTTCGCTTTTTCTTTGTTGGCCCCTCGTCTAGCCAAATTGGTTAGTTCGTGGGCAATGGGAGAGTCAATTAGTGACCACCCAGAACATCAAGGAAAGGAAGATTATATCCCTGTTCTTTCGGATGTAACTTCAAAAATTGTCAAGTACTTTGGCGGACCAATAGGTCAAGTTAATTCTTGGACAACTGAGTTGTCTAAAGCTGGAAGCAATTTGAGAAATATTGAGTATTTAATGACTTTTATTACAACTAAGTTTTCAGCTATAGTTGATTTTATTAGCATTAAGATATTTAAGACACCTTTTTTTGAAGCTTCCAGACATGTTCACTGGGCAAAAGATGAGTTACCTGATCTTGTTACCGAACTTGAAAATTTGGCGGGTACTCAGCTCACCCGACATACAGCTCGTCGCGTAGTTGAGGTGTACAAAAACCTCACCACCAAGGCACAAGTTTATGCTGGAATGGGCCCAATGGCATTTTCAGCTAAGGCTGCGGTTGAACAAATCATCCGTGACCACAAAGAAACGTATGTTTCAGCAATGAAATCAGTTCATTCTCCTGTTACAAGAGTCGAGCCCGTTTGGGTTCATATTCTTGGTCCACCAGAAATGGGAAAATCAACCTATGCTTACGCCTTAGCAGCTAGTGTAATGAAAAAGTTCTACAATACTTACACTGAAGCTGATGTTTACTGTGTCAATGAAGAAAATGAATATTTTGACGGTTTTTATGGTCAAAAAGTTTTGTTTATTGATGAACATTTAGCGAAAGCAGACACTGAAAGTCGCAAAAAAGTTGCTATGGAAATGATACATATCGTCAATTCTATGCCTTATCCAGTTGTCTCTGCAGCTATTGAAGACAAAGGTAAACATTGGATTGATTGTGACCTAGTTATTACTACCAGTAATGACACCACTTTTCCCAACAATTTGGGTTTAAAGGATGCCAATGCCTATTATCGCCGAAGAACTCTGGTAATTGAATTGGAGAAGCGAAAAGGCGATACATACCTTTTCAAGGCTTCCCAAACCAGAAATTCTAAAGACAATACTTTTGCAGATCCTGTGTACTTAACGGGAGACCAAGTTGCTTCTTTGGTTATTGAGGCTATTGATTATAAACGATCTGTTTATGCACGCCTCAAAGGCAAAGAATGCAACCCTGTTTCTGAAGAAATCAAGTTGCCAAGAGCAATTTTCAGCGCTACTGCTAAAGAAGCTATGCCTGAAAAACGGGAAAATTACGCTTTCAATGGGCGTGCTTCGGGAATGAAATTTGCTTACGTTCCTAAAAGTTTCGTTGAAGATCTTGATCAGCAAGATGACGAATTTTATGAGTGTGAGGATCCTGAAGTGCCTGATCTTCATGGAGGCCCTGATGGTACTGACGATTCAGACGAAGACGATATTCTTCGTGAAGATTTGTTGGACACCGGTAGTCCTGTTCCTTTGACATCAACTCAAAAGGATGTCGAACGTGACATCCATGGCAATCCAATCACTCGTGATTTTGATCCAGCCCCTGTATATGATATGTTTGATAAAGACGGGCTTCCAGCTCCTACGGCGCCCAAATTTGTACCTGGTGTCGTTTTCAAACCAGATGGTTTACCTGAGATTGTCACAGCTCCTCCTGTACGATTTGCCGATCCTGTTACTATTTATCGCGTTCCTAGATCCGATAGGAAGATTACAATAGCAGGGGAGATGGTGCTCTGGTTGAATTCTTCTACTCCTACTCTGGATGAGTTGAACAAGTTTTCAACACGACCTAGTAAGGTCAATAATCACCAAAATTTAATGAACGCTATGTTGAATTTTGGTACTCATAATGTTAGACCTGGAATGCGTATTGACGACTATCGATCAACTATGTCCGATAGATATAGTGCGTGGACGGCAAGAATGCATAATTATCATATATCTGGACAAGATTTGGATTGCAAAGAATCCATTGAAACTCTTCCTCTTCACAAAATCGTTCAAGATGTTCCTTTTGTTCGACAAGCATGGGATAAATTTATGAGTGCGTTTCCTGAGTATCCTTCTCTCTCTTTGTCTGTATTTTTGCGTGTGACTAATCATGCGTTGACGTACGGGGATCTTTTGAGAATGATGAGAGGACAACCTGCAACCGAAAAAACTCATGTGTTCCATCGAGTTAGTGCAAATGGTTGGGCGTTTATGGCCAAATATTTTTACGGATTGTTTCCATTTCTTTCGCTCTTTAGCGTGGAGGAATTGGTTCATCTTTCTGCACATGTTCCTGCTGCTTTTCCTTTTGAACCCCCTTCAAATCTCCGTGAGAGATGTGAGTCATTGGAAAGTATTTGGACCGCCAGATATGGTTTGTCCCGCACTATAGTGGACAAACTCCGTGATCCAATTTGGATTGCGGCGTCATTGATAGGAGTGGCAGTTCTTTCGGGAATTGCCACTACTTTGATTACCTGGTTGTTTGGTAGCGGTCTCAATTTGAACAAAGAAATTGAGATGCAGTCAGACAACAAACATATGAACAATACGCTTAAACGAACCCTTCGTGCGAACAAACGACAGCGAAAGGCTAAAACTAGTATTGTTGTTGAGAGTCAATCTGAGGATGTTGCACCAGACTTCCAAACTCTCAATATGGGTATGACTGATCGAGTAGCGAATAATGTGGAACACATTGTGTTTCATTATGATGATGGTTCGTGTTCATCACAATTTGCCCTGTTCTTGTTGGGCAACAAATTTGTTACGTCGAGCCATTGTTTCACCAAAACTGGCTTAAAAGTAGTTAAAATGACTTTTTCATTTGCAAACACTATGCCCTATGAGTGTTCTGTAAATTCTGTTCTGTACAATATTGACAAAGATCGCGATCTTGCGTTCTGTGTTGTCAAAAATTTTCCAGTTATGTTTGGTGATATAACTCGCAAGGGTTATCTTGCAAGCATAGCAGCTCGACCATCTCCTGGAACGCCAGGAATGACTCGAATTCAATTTACTTCCGACGGTAGTTTACACTTGATCCGCGGAGGAAATAGTGATGATTACACAGGACCAACTGGTAGAAATGAAAATATCATGCAGATCTCTGCGTGCTACAAGTTGGCAATAGGAGGGGTTAAAGGCATGTGTGGATTACCATATGTCTTTGACAACACGGCTGTTAAGTTCATTGCTGGCGTGCACATTGCCGGTACTGAATTTATGTCTATTATTGCACCAATCTATAAGGAAGATTTGACTCGTTTTCCAGACCAAGGTATTCAACAACAAGATCTCTATGAACCGTCGTTTTTAGGTGATTTTGTTTTACCTGATCATGAACTCCTTTGTGAAATTAAACCTGTAAAAGTTTTTTCTGTGGTGGAAAAACCTCTCCCTTGTCCTTTGGGAGTTCGTACTGTTGCCGAGAGTTCTCACAATTTTGTGGGACCCTCGGAGACAAAACTACGGAAAAGTATCGTTGCTCTTAGCGAAAACAATCCGTTTGAAAATAATGTTGCTCCTGCAAAGCTCCGACCTTTTAAAAACGAACAAGGAGAGACAATATCTCCTTTAAATGTTGCTTTCAAAAAGTTTGAAAATAAAAAACTCCAAGAGTTACCTGAGGAATGTTTTCACCCTGATGTTACTAAAGGTATTTTTGCTCCCGACAAACCGTGGGAGCGTTTCCGAATGTTAACTGTTGAGGAAGCTATCAACGGTGTCCCTGAATGGGGAAATGTTCATGGAATAGACATGAAAACTAGTCCAGGAGTCGGATATGTTAACCATGGAATTACGCGTCGAGAACTTTTTTATACTGAGTACTCGGAACGCTATGGTAAAGATATTTATAAGCCTAAACGTGTGCTCATGGACCAAATTGATCGCATGATTAAGCTTATAGACTCTGGGGGTATTCCTAGATGCATGGCATTGGGATTACTTAAAGACGAGAAAAGACCTCTGGCTCGTGTATTGGCGGGTGCATCTCGCCTTTTTTATGCTGCTGATCTGGTTCATTTGATCGTGTCGCGTATGTATTTAGGAGGCTTATTATCCGCCTCAGAAACAAATACTTCTCAATCAGATATACTAGTTGGAGTAAATCCACTTAGTATTGAATGGGATTTGTTGTTTCGTCGGCTCAAAGGCGATGGAACGTTCACATTAACTTCAACTGATGTTGAAGGTTGGGATATCAACTTTATTTTAACTTCAGTTATTATTTTTTGCAGAAATTTGCGGAGGCGGTTTCCTGCTCATCCTCCTGGATTGCTTCGCGGCGTTTTCGCCATGCTTTGGTCTTCCGTAAATCCTTTTGTATTTATTGGAACTAAGGTTTTTTGGATGTGGATAATGTGTTCTGGAACGTTAGCCACTTCCTGGTTTAATTCGGCGGCAAATTCACTGCTGCACCGAGGACTTTATAAAATTATAGTCCGTGATTTTTCTAAAACTTCTGTTTTTGCTGCTCTATCTGAGCAAGATCAGGAGTCAATTCTTTCTGAAGACTTTGATGCTTATGTCAAAGCCACGTTTTTTGGCGATGACAACACACAAGGTGTTCATTTGCTAATTGCGGGACTGTACAATGGACAAACATTGGCGGATTATCGTAAGAAAATCTACAATTGGACCACGACAGATCCCTTTAAAGGAAAAGATATCAAGAAATTTGATACGGATGAAACAACCGTGCTCTTAAAACGGTTTTTCAGAGATGATGGCACGTACATTAAAGGTGCCTTAGATAAAGAAACTATTCAAGGATTAACTCAGTGGTTTAATAAAGGTGAAAATCCTGATTTGAATCAACAAGCAATTAATTTGACCGTAGCCCTACGGGAATCTTATTATTGGGGAGAACAATATTTTAATGATATGAGAGATCTTCTCATGCCCTATTTTGTTCAGTTGTCCTCTATGTCAGGTCAAGACCATGTGCCTACGTTCACGTATAAGGACTTGGACCAACAATTCGTTTCTTCAATTTATTAACAATTTTTGTCCCCGGGGACGTAAAACACCGGTTATTTATTTGTAAATATAAAAATCTGTAAAACATAAAGCGTTAAAGACTGAGGTCACGCGCAAGCCTGATGTCTCATGATTAGGATAGATTGGGTTCTCTTGACCTGCCAATTAATTTTGGCTGAGAGCAACACTTCCTTTTCTGGTTTTGGTCGTCTGCAGTATGCTAGGGGTGATGCCGCATCCCTGCATTGATTTAATCGGCATCTATTCAAGTTTCAGATCAGATGGTTGCAAAAACCACACAAAGTACAGTTACTGGTACAGACCAGTGCGAAAAGAACATAAAATTCGAAGATGTCTCAGACAAAATCGAACAGTGTTTGCCCTCTGCAAACTCTTATCGTTCTTTGTTGGATCCTTATCCTTCACAAACTCCTGAAAAGTACCTAAGTAAGGAGTACAAAATTGATAGTTTCACTATCGATGACACCTGGGTCTCAGGTGTGTCTCGAAATTGGTTTTTTCCACAAGCCCTTTTCGCTGTTCCTCAAATTGCGGATATAATTAAGCATTACAAGTATTTCCGTGCCGATGTTCAAGTCGACATTCGAATAGCTTCTAGTGCTTTTCATCAAGGGTTGGCTCAGATTTCTTGGTTCCCATGTCAAAATGGAAACCCGAATCCTGAGGTTCCTGGTGCAAATCCTATCTACAGGTGGTCAGCTATGACTCCTGTGGACGTGTCCTATGCAGCACAACAATCGGCTACCATCTGTATGCCATATTTAAATCCATCCCCTTATATAGATAATGCACCCGTTGCTCCAATTCCGGCTGATCTTGGCCTTATTGGGTGTGTTATTTATTCTCAGATTACTCCTTATCGCGTCATTTCAGATGTGGGACCTTTCCAAGTCTCCGTTTGGGCCAAATTTGTCAATCCTCAGGTAGCTGCTCCAATAGTAGCTGTCTCTGCTAAAAAGGCCATTCCAAAGATGCAATCTGTCCGGGTAAAACCGGAAACAACAACAACTCGACGTTATGTCGATCCTGAAGCACTCACTAAAACAATGAGTGATACAATGGTGGCAACAGCCTCAAACGGACCTTTGGCTCCTGTCATCAACACTGTCGGTAAAGGCTTGGAATTTGCTGAAAGCGCTGCAAGCGCTGTCACTTCATTTTTTGGTCTTTTTGACAAACCCACATCTGTTAAGTCAGGTGCACCAATGATGCAACAATTTGGACGTGATTTTACACTCACATCTGGATTGGACACTTCACTTAGAATAGGCCAACATCCAACTTCAAAATTGGCCACAACTGGGATTTTTCCCATGGAAACTTCTCACATCACAATGAGTAAATTAGCTCAAATACCTATGTTGTACCACGTAGATTATTTTAACAGCACTCGAGGAACTTTTCAGTTGTTTTTAGAACCAATTTCTTCTTCATGTTCACGTTACTTGAATTATACTAGAGATTATTTTCATTACGTCGCAGCAGCTCACCAAATGTGGCGTGGTTCTCAAAAGTTTAGAATAAAGTTCGTTTGTGGACAATTTATTAAAGCGCGTGTCCAAATTAGCGTGCTTTTTAATTTTGCTCCAGATACAAGTGGTCAAGTTTACACTCGAGTTGTCGAGGTAAATGGGGAAACGGAAACAACCTTCACAATTCCATTTCTACTCAATCGTTATTGGGCTTTCTTTGACGATGGTATTCAATTTAATGACTTGCCGATCTTACAAGTTTCTCTTATTGATACTGTCGTTGGTGGTTCAACTGGTGATGATCCAACAGTGGACATCGTCATGTGGCGTGCTGCAGGCGAAGACATCCAGTTTGCTGGACTTCGCTCGGCCTATGTTGTGCCACCTACAGTTTCAAAGATTCCTGAACAACAATCTTCTCTTCGTGAGATGTTCTCGAAACCTTTCGATACCATTGTGTGTGATTGCACCAGAGCTATGGAGGTTGGTTATTGTACTGATGACCTTTCTACAACTGTAGCTGATGCAATGAAACGCTATGCGTATTCACCGGACACCGAACCGGCCCCTTATCGGTATACTTATGATGATGCAATTGTTAATGGCATTATCAGTCCAACAAGTCCGCTGAATTCTGTATTCAATGATCCCTATTGGTACTTTAAGTCGTTGTTTCTCTTTGAAAGAGGAGATATTCGACTTCGTTTAACAAATGATGCTCCTGGCAATGATGTTTTTGCCCAGGCTCTCATCTTAGGCCGTAACAATCTTGCCCTCCCTGGCAATGGTACAGTCTATACGTACACTAAACATAATCCGGAACTCCAAGTTGAAGTTCCGTATTCATCTTGTTATCCATATCTTCCGAACCAAGGAAATGTGGCTACACAAACTTCTCTGTTCTGGGATTCTATCCGAAATCCCAGAATAGTCATCAACTTCTCTTACCCTCCAACTGGAGACGCAAAGGCTCAAACCTTCATTGCGGCTTCTGATAATATGGTGTGTGGCGTGTTAGTACCACCACCCTATGTGGATGGGCAATTGCCTGTTTCAAAGACTCGGAAAAAGAATACGTAAAGGTTCACTGATTTACGTGTTTTTTGTCGCTGCTAAC